CAAGAACAGGCAACGGGCGGCACACCCGGATTTTTCAATCAACTTGTTGGTGGATATGAGGTTATTTCTACGACAGGTGATGGCAGATACATCACAGTCAACTTCATGAATGAAGCCGGAATCAGCCTGACTCCTTACCTGAATCAGACATTCACGGGCTATCTTTCGACCCTTGACATCTATAGGGTGACCGTGCATACCACAGGTCAGGGTGGCGCATTGTTCACGACCCAAAACACCAAAACATATGTCGGTGATTGGGAGCCTAGAGGACTTATTGGTGATGGAATTGCGTTCATCAATGATGCGCCTGCGCTAACATTGAATGATCCGAGCATGAATTTCTACATTCCCGGAGGCAAGTACAGCAATGCAACGGCATTGCAGACAGATGGCGGTACAATTCGTGCAAGAGGATGCGTGTTCTTGAACTATCCGGTTGCCGCCCATGCATACAATGGCGGAACAATCACTCTAGGACATTGCACGATCAGTCAGTCTTTCTATGGCGTTGCGGCAGACACGAATGCAAATGCAACCATCGAAGGAAACATCATATCACGATGTTCCATTCCGGTGATTGTTGATGGTGCTGGCTCATTGAAGATTACGCACGATTTGAATGAAATTGGTCAAACACACATTAAGTCTAATCGTGGTACGGTATGTGTTGTGAATAGCAAGGCTGAAGTGGGAAGCACTCGTATCTTGGGAATCGGTGGAATCTATGCCGAAAATTCAGCATTGAAAGTCAAGAATTTCACAAGAATTGATACGGTTTCTGGATTCAAACCATCACCAATTTCGGAACTTGTAAATGAGGCAAATAAATTCGCAATTCAAGGAGTAAATGCAACCATCATTACTCCAGACATGGACCCAACCCGCATAGTAACTGGAGTTGATCCTGTGACCAAGAGAACAATTTCCAAGTTCAGCGGAAAAGGCGACATTGGTGTTATTAACAGCAAGGCATTTATCACCAAGACCGTAGCCGATCCGAATATTGCAGAAGCAGGATTCGAACTATTGTCAGATAGAGTCGAAGATGGTTCTGAACCAAAGAACATTATCGATATTCCATACGAGGCATGATAGGAAATCAATGTTCAAGCACGAAGGCGACAACATCTATCTGAACGGATTCAAGATTCCCCTGACACAGTTCAAGAGGCTTGAACCCGGATACAAGTTTCCAAATGGATTGATTGTCATGTTTTACGATGGCACACGGCGCAATTACAGAACCAAAGACAATTCTTGGACAATTCCTGGAACATGGAGTGACGGAGATCGTTATATCGAACGGGTAGATGAGTTTACATCCTTGCTAAAGACAGCAGGAGATAATGATGCTCTTCTGAACAAAGAAGTGGAAGAAGCCGTAAAGAGGGCTGTAGAAACTATAGAAAATGATACTGAATCCGATGTAAAGGCTAAATATCCCGTGGAGGAATCAACAAATGTCGAGTTGCAGCAGCGGGATGATATCAAGCCGAAGCGAATTAAAAGAGTACGCTCTACGAGCAAACGGTCACCCCGTACTGGAAATTAACATATCAGATGAGCAGATTGAGGATCGTGTAAACGATGCTCTCCAGTTTTTCTCTGAATACCATTTTGATGGTGTGGAGAAGGTTTACCTGAAATACAAGTTGTCGCAAACAGACATCGACAATGGGTATATTTCCTTTACGGCAGACAATGTTCAGTCCGAGACTGCGGATGGTTCTGGGTTTCAAGATTCCGAGGCTATTCAGACAAGCCAAGATCCTGAATGCCCCGAAAATGTCTTGCTTCAGAATCTGATCGTCAGCGTCACCCGAATTTTCCCATTCACACAGCAGTCGGTGGGAATGTTCGATGTCCGCTATCAATATGCGCTGAATGATCTATACACCTTCGGAACTATCGATCTTGTTCAGTATGACATGACACAGCAATATCTACAGTTGCTTCGTCAGTTTCTGTCACCCGACAAGAGCATTCGTTTCAACCGAGTTGCCAACAAGTTATATCTTGACTCCGATAAGAAACAGTTGTCTGCGGGACAATATTTGATCATTGAGGCTTACCGCATCCTTGATCCCCGTGTATACCCCGAGGTCTACAATGACCGTCTTTTGAAGAAATACTTGGTTGCCTTGATTCGTTGGCAATGGGGGGTGAATCTTTCTAAGTACAACGGAATCAAGTTGCCGGGAGACATTACACTTGATGGGCAGTCAATGATGAAGGATTCATGGCAGCAAAAAGAAGACATTGAGAAGGAAATCATCTTGAAAGGCGAGTTGCCCGTGGACTTCATCATGGGCTAATTGAACAACATGGCACTAAATCCATACATCCGAGTCAACAACAAGACATACCTCCCTGAGCAAAATCTCATGGAGGACTTGACCGTTGAGGCAATCAAAATGTATGGTCATGAAATCTATTACATTCCCCGAAATCTTGTGCAAAAAGATGATTTGTTCGGGGAGTCAAAATATTCAAGATTCGATACTTTCAAGATGATCGAAATGTACATGGACACCACAACAGCATTTGAAGGCGGTGATACATTTACAAAGTTTGGGTTTGAAATTCGTGACAGCGTAAAATTCACGGTATCAAAAAAGAGGTTCAAGCGAGAAACGGGAATGGCAAGACCTTTGGAAGGGGACTTGCTTTATCTCCCTCTGAGTAAGGGGCTGTTTGAAGTAAAGTTCGTTGAGCATGAAAATCCATTCTATTCATTGGGCAAACTATATTCTTACCAATTGACATGCGAATTGTTCCAGTATTCCGAGGAAGAGTTCAACACAGGTGTTGAGGAACTTGATGCAGTTAACGATGAAACTGGTTTCAAAGTCAATCTCACTATAGGAGCAACCTATGGAACAGGATCTTTTGCAAAAGGCGACAGCGTTTATCAATACTCGAATGGAGCGGTTACAGGGTCAACTGCGGGGGCATCTGCAAGGGCGGTGGTCCACGCATATGACGCTTACGGCACTCCGAACTCAATATCTCTATCCAATGTTGTTGGTACTTGGATCGAAGAAACGGTATCAGGCGGAACCGCCTACATCGCCAAAGCAGGAGTGAACTTGTATTCTCCCATCGTTTCCAAGGATGATCAGATGGGTATTCTTGACGAGGCAAAGAACGAAGAAATTGAAACAGAGGCTGATAGCATTTTCAATTTTGACGAGAGCAATCCATTCGGAGATCCATGATCGATGCTTGAGCATTTCTACCATGCTACGATACGAAAGGTTGTTGTTGGATTTGCTTCGCTGTTCAACAACATACATCTCCATCGAAACGATCAAAGCGGAAACGAAATTGAAAGAGTTCGTGTTCCTATTGCATATGGACCGCAACAGAAATTCATTCGCCGTCTTGAGCGAATGGGTACGGACTTCGATCAGCAAAAGGTTCGTCTTGAGACATATCTTCCAAGAATGTCATTTGAGATCAGTTCTCTGCAATATGATTCATCCCGGAAGTTGAATAGCATTCAGCAGACGGTTGCATATGAATCGTCCGACCGTAGCGTATTGAAGCGAAGATTTGAAAGAGTCCCCTACAACATGACAATGAATCTTGGGGTCATGACGAAGGGAACGGAAGATTGTCTTCAGATCATCGAACAGATATTGCCGTATTTTACGCCCGAATATGTGTTTACGATTAAGGCAATAGATAGCACGGATACGGATGTTGACATTCCAATTGTCATTTCTTCGCTCACCATGACCGAGGGGGATGATGGCTCATATGGCGATTATTCCACACGAAAAATCAACATGGCATCAATACAATTTGTTGCCAAGTTGTACCTTTACGGTCCTGTCAAGACACAGCCCGTCATCACTCAGACAGACATCAACATATTTGACACAGATGATTACGGAAAACCCACAAACACGATAAAGAAGTATGCGGATATCGGGGTTACTGCCGGAGAAGGAATTACAGCAGGCAACTATTCCCCATCGCTCACGGCGGGAGCAACAGGTGCAACGCATGCAAATGTAAGAATTCGTGAATATCCTCCCACCGCATGGTAATTCAATGACAGGAAACAATATGAACAGCGTTGACATGAATATTGCAAATTCATTGGGCATAGAGCCAACGAAGCAGGAAATAGCGATTATCGAAAATGACAAGCCGCTCGTTACAAAAGAATACAGCCCAAATGATGCAGATAAGGACTATACGGATGTGCGCCGAAACCTCAAGTGCATTATTGAAAAGTCACAAGAAGCCATCGAAGGCATCATCGAACTTGCACAGGATAGCCAACAGCCCCGTGCATATGAAGTCGTAGCACAACTCATACAGTCATCGCTGGAGGCAAACAACAAATTGATGGATCTGCATCGCCGCATGAAAGACATCAAGAAAGAGGAAAAAGGAAAGACAACTAATGTCACCAACAACTCAATCTATGTCGGTAGCACGGCTGATTTGCAGAAAATGATTCGGGAGCAACGAAAGGCTCTTGATCGGGGTGAAATCGTAGATGAGCAATGATCACGAAACATACCTAGGCAACCCACTTCTCAAGGGTGCTTATGTAACACAGCAATTCACGAAAGAACAGTTGGAGGAGTACATCAAATGCTCCGAAGACCCTCTTTATTTCATCGAAACTTACATTAAGGTTGTTACGATTGATGAGGGCTTGATGCCCTTTGCAATGTATGATTTTCAGAAAGAAATTGCCCGTTCGGTATTCGACAATCGATTCACCATCTGCAAGATCCCTCGTCAGAGCGGCAAAACTGCGACCCTGATCGCATGCATCCTGCACTTGGTGCTGTTCAACCCAAGTTACAAGGCTGCAATCCTAGCCAACAAACTGAAGACCGCAACCGACATCATGGATCGGTTCAAGGTTGCATACGAGAATCTTCCGAAGTGGTTGCAGCAAGGAATAGTGGAATGGAACAAGACAAGCATTACATTGGAGAACGGCTCCAAGGTCATCTGCTCGTCAACCTCTTCTAGTGCTGTCCGTGGTTCTTCCTACAACTTTCTGATGTTGGACGAGTTTGCATTCGTTCCCGAGCAGATTGCAGAAGACTTCTTCACATCGGTATATCCTACGATCACTTCGGGCAAGACATCAAAAACGGTTGTTGTCTCCACGCCAAACGGACTCAATCTTTTCTACAAAATGTGGCAGAATGCAAAGAACGGTAAATCCGAGTTTGTACCTGTCGAAGCGCATTGGTGGCAAGTTCCGGGTCGAGATGACAAATTCAAGGAAACCACGATTCGAAACACATCGGAGCGGCAATGGTTTTCCGAATATGAGTGCGAATTCTTGGGGTCACAGGAAACCCTCATCAAGGCATCGAAGATTGCATCTTTGTCTTTTCAGACACCCATACTTGAAACAGAAGATGGTCTATCGATCTATGAACACCCAATCAAGGGACATATCTATGCAGCATTGGTTGATTCAAGCAGGGCAATTGGGCAGGACTACAATGCAATGGTCGTAATTGATGCCACGGCAATGCCATACAAGGTGGTTGCACGATATCGAAATAATACTATTCCGATTCCAATTTTCCCAAACCTCATAAAGAGCGTGGGTGACAAATACAACGAGGCATACATTCTTGTTGAAATTAATGATACTGGTCAACAAGTTGCAGATATTCTCAAAGACGAACTTGAGTACGAGAATGTCATTACGATCACCATTAAAGGGAAGAAGGGTCAAAAAGTCGGTGAAGGATTTGGTAGTGGCAGATTGTATTCGGGCATCAAGATGAGCAGCCAAGTCAAAAAAGCAGGATGTTCTGTCATAAAAGAAATGATTGAGTCGGACAAATTGATAGTAAATGATTTTGACATCATTTCCGAAATCAGCACCTATATCGCCAAAGGCGGCTCATACGAGGCTACAGAAGGCTACCACGATGACCTAATGGCATGTTTGGTCATGTTTGGTTGGCTGACAACACAGGATTATTTCAAAGACCTTGTGAATCTTGACATTCGAAAGCGTTTGTTTGAGGAAAAATTAAAGAAACTAGAAGAAGACTTGACTCCGTTTGGATTTTTGGACAGCGGAGAGGACGATTTGTCTGAAGTTGCCCGACTTCTGTCAAGCGAATCCACGGAGAAACCTAAACAATCTAGGCGTGATCGATCATGGCTGGAAGATGCCAACGAGATTCTTTGAACATGCGTGAAATGGGCAAACGAATAAATACCCCCGTCTATCAAATCAATCCAAGGAGACTGAGATGGCATTCCAACTTTCCCCCGGCGTGAATGTAACAGAGAAGGACTTGACAACAATCGTCCCTGCTGTTGCCACAACAAATGCAGGATTCGTGGGACTCTTCAACTGGGGTCCGGTCAATCAGCGCATTCTCGTTGACAGCGAGAACAACCTAGTCCAACTCTTCGGCACACCCGATGACATCAATGCCGAGTGGTGGTTCTCCGCTGCCAACTTCCTTGGCTACGGAAACAACCTACAGGTTGTTCGTGGAGAACTTGATGGCATGGTGAATGCTAACGGAAAGGGATTCACGGGAACAACCGATTCCTCTGCTTATATCAAGGGTGATAACTATGAGTTCCTTGAAGTTTCTGACATCGGATCGTTTGTCGCCAAATATCCAGGTGCCCTTGGAAACACCTTGGAAGTTCAGGTTTGCGGCTCAAGAGCGGTGAGCGGAGCAGAAAGCGGTCTCACAACTTACGGCGGCGATTGGGAAGACTGGAGTTATTCCACCCAATTTGATCAAAAGCCGAATACATCGACTTATGTAACCGAGCGTGGCGGTTCTGCTGATGAATTCCACATTGTAGTGATTGATCGGAAGGGTCAATTCTCCGGAGTCAAGGGAAATATTCTTGAGAAGTTTGAGGGCGTTTCCGTGTTCCCCGGAGTTGTTGGTCCCGATGGCACAAGCAAGTACTACATCGATGTCATCAACAGAACATCGAAGTACATTGCTGCCGTTGAAAAAAATAATCTCACATCTTTTAATGACCTGTTTGTAGGTGGCACAGGAATTTGGGGAGATGACGCAAGTAAGCAATGGTACAGCCCATCTGCATCTCTTACTGCATCTTCTTCAATTACAGGAGACACTACATCTTTCGGTGTTGGCATTTGGCAGTTGAAAGCGGGAAATTCAGGCTTGAGTGGTGGTGCAAAGCCGAGTTATGTCGATGTTGCAGTCGGAAATGGCTCGGCAGTCACAGCAGCAGGATACTACCTGTTTGATGACGCTGAGACAGTCGATGTCAACCTCATCATCGGTGGTCCTGAATATTGTTGGGATGGTGCATATGATGCGGCAACTGATGGTACACAACTTGTGGGTCTTCACATCAAAGACATCGCAGATCGCCGCAAGGACTGCGTTGCATTCCTTTCTTGCCCAAACAAGGATCCAAATGAAACCGATCAGGTCAAGTTGGATCGTGCCGTATCATATCGCAACGCAATTGGCTCTTCGTCCTATGTCTTCATCGACAGCGGATACAAGTACCAATACGACATCTACAACGACAAGAACCGTTGGGTGCCCCTAAACGGCGACATTGCCGGTCTGTGTGCCCGTACTGACCTCAACTTTGATCCTTGGTACAGCCCCGCAGGCTTGAACCGTGGTCAGGTTCGTGGCGTAATCAAGTTGGCATTCCAGCCCCGTCAGGCTGCTCGTGACACCTTGTACAAGAACAACATCAACCCCGTTGCAACATTCACGGGAGAGGGAACGGTTCTTTACGGTGACAAGACTGCCCAAGCCAAGCCGTCAGCATTCGACCGCATCAATGTGCGCCGTCTGTTCATCGTGCTTGAGAAGGCAATCGCCACCGCAGCCAAGTACAGCCTGTTCGAATTCAACGATGCCTTCACACGGTCGCAGTTCCGTTCGCTTGTCGAACCCTTCCTCCGTGATGTTCAGGCTCGTAGAGGTTTGATCGACTTTAAGGTTGTGTGTGACGAGAAGAACAACACGCCTGAAGTTATTGATAGCAATCGGTTTGTTGCAGATATCTACATCAAGCCGAATCGCAGCATCAACTTCATTCAGTTGAACTTCGTTGCTACACGCACAGGCGTAAACTTCAGCGAGGTCGGTGCCTGATTCGTGATGCAGGAAACCACACTAAATATCCATAAGGAGTCCTAAATGTCACAATTCAGCATCGATGCATTCCGTGCCAACCTAATCAATGGTCTTGCAAGAAACAACCTGTTCCTTGTACAGGGCAACTTTCCAGGCAACACAACAGCCTCCGTCAATGGTGCAGCGGCAGTAGCCGGTGCATTGTTCGGTGGCGCAGTATCGGGAGCAATCAATGCTCTTGCTGCTGCTGTTGGTGGTCAAAGCCCTTCTGCACAGGTTTCTTTCCTCTGCAAGGCTTCGAAAATTCCGTCATCCACCATTAATACCAACCAAGCGTATTACATGGGTCGCCCATTTAAGTATCCGGGAGATCGCACCTTTGCAGACTGGTCAATCTCTTGCTACAACGATGGAACCTATGGTCTTCGCAAGTCTTTTGAGGCATGGATGAATCTCATGAATACAAATCGCACCAATGTGGGTGCGAACGCTATGAGCAACTTCATGACCGACTGGACAATTACCCCACTCACCCGTGAAGGCAACCCAATCGCCCGTTACAAAATGGTTGGTTGCTGGCCCACCACCATTGCAGAAACAACGATGGACATGGGCGCACAGTCTGAACCTTCAACCTTCGATGTAACGATTGCATATCAATACTTCGAAGTAGAAGGGGTAACCACCTAATCTTGAAAGGTCATGAGGTATTTACATAATGGAACTCTTCGGATTTCGTCTAGAACGGTCTAAGCAGGAAAAGCAAAAGGCAAAGTCCCTGAAGTCGTTTGTCGTACCGACATTCGATGACGGGGCTATTCCTGTTGAAGCGGGTGGGTTTTACGGTCAATATGTCGATCTTGATGGAACGGTTCGAAACGATTTCGAACTCACCATGAAGTATCGTGAAATGGCGCAAGACCCAATTGTTGAGGTGGCAGTCGATGACATCATCAACGAGGGAATTGTCGTGGGAGAAAAGAAGTCACCTGTAAAGGTGGTTCTTGACCGCCTGAAGGCAAGCGACAATGTGAAGGAACGCATCCACGAAGAGTTCAGAAATCTTCTTCGTGTTATGCAATTTGAAACCAAGGGATCAGAGGTTTTTCGCCGTTGGTATGTGGACGGAAAGATATTCTTCCATCTCATCATCGATGAGGAAAACCCGCAGAAGGGCATCCTTGAGATGCGCTATGTGGATCCGATGAACATTCAGAAGATCCGTGAGTACACCAAGGAAACCCTAAAGAATGGCACCAAGGTCATTACAGGATATCGTGATTTCTATCTGTACAACAAAGATAATCCCCGTGCAGGAGGCAATCCAACAGGCATCAAGATCAGCGAGGATGCAATCGCCTTCTGCTCTTCGGGTCT